CGTCCAACGGCCCAGCGACAATCCCCCCAGTACAGGTCCCGGCCAGCGTGCAGCCGACGCGGATCGACGTGGGCGCCGTGGAGGTGGTACGCAGGGAGGAGACGACCGTCGGCGCCGGTTGCGCAAACAGGAACGAGCCAGATACCCCTATCAGTAATATAATCAGCGCACCGATGCGCACGATCGATCTGACAGGACGCACCTTCGGACGGTTACGAGTCATTGGACAGGCTCCTAAGAAACACGCGCGAGTCACATGGGCGTGCGAATGCTCGTGCGGGAACGTAATAGCCGTCACCGGTCACGACTTGCAGGGCGAGAACACAAAAAGCTGCGGCTGTCTCCGTAGTGAAATGGCAATCACAAAGGCGTTGGCGAATGGGACACATGGCCAGGCGCGCCACGGCCAACAGACCAGAGAGTACCAAGCATGGGGCGGGGCCAAGGAACGATGCGCCAAGAATGCGCCGCATCGCTGGTATAGGCTCTATAAGGCGCGCGGCATCGTGATGGCTCCTGAATGGCGCGATAGCTTTGAGCAGTTTCTCGCTGACATGGGTCCATGCCCACCAGGAATGACACTGGATCGTTTCCCAAACCAAGAGGGTAACTACGAAAAGGGCAATTGCCGTTGGGCCACGATGCGCGAGCAGAGCAATAACAAACGGAATAATCTCATGGTGATGTTCCGCGGTCAGCGGATGACCTTCGCGGAAGCCGTCGTGCTGTCCGGAGCGAAGCACTACTGCACCGCGTTCCAACGCTATGGCCGCGGATGGCCACTGGAGTTGGCGCTGGCAAGTCCACCCAATAGGCATAAGCGACAAATTGCTCGTCGTCATCTACGTCACGCGCACGATGCGCGCCCCAGCGACAAACCCCGAGTTGGCTGATACTTGGCTCTTAATGCCATAGCTCTTATCTGCACCGCCTCCGGGGAACGTGATGATGGCGCTCTGGACGGTTTGCCCTGTCAGAGACGTGATGGCACAGGTCGCAAGGGGCGTGTCGGGACTTCCGTCGGTTAAATTGCAGAGCGCCACAGTCAACGTGCCTGCGATCTGTTGTGTGCCGACCACCTCCAGCACGTAGGTGCCGGTCAACGTCCCGCTGTCCACGATCCAGACCGATGATCCAGGCTGCAGGGCTGAATAGAGCGCGCCCGTGGGGTATGTCGTCACGGTCACTTCTGCCGCCGAATTACTCCCAAACACAAAGGAGGTCGTCCCCACCCCGCCCGAGGCCCCCGCATTGGTCGGGCTGATCGGGTCGACCGTCGGCCCGAACGGCACGCCCAGGCTGTCCGTGATCGTCATTTTGAGGTTGCCGACGGCGGGATCCAGATAGACGACAATCCGTCCGGACGCGTCACAGGCGGCGGGCTGGGTCCAGGCGGTCGTCAAGTCGGCGTCGTGATAGACCGGCGCTGGCGTACTGGTGCCGCTCAAAAAGAACGACAACAGCGCCCCGGGGACGATGAACCCGTCATCGCTCAGGGCGGTGAACCAGAACGCAGGTGCCAGGGTGCCGGTGGCCATTTATGCTACTCTTCCGTATATGGACATGATCCTAGGGATGGGAGCCGCGGCGCTGGTGATCCTGGCGTTCTGGGGCTTCACGGCCGCCATGGAACGCCTGGATCTGTTCATCGCCACCACGCGGGAGAAGACGCGCCGGGTGAAGCAGTTGTCGGTCACTCCTCCTCCTGTCCGCCAGCCATAAGCTGCAGCACCGCCGCACTGAGCCGCGGCGAATGTTTCAGGAGCGCCTGCACACTCGGTTTGCCGAGCGTCACCGCGAGTCTGGACATGCCAGCCGGTGAGGTCAGCGCGCCCCCGATGAGCGCGCCCGCCGCCGCGCCTTTCGTGCCGCCGGTTTCCGCCCCGGCCACCCCGCCCAGCACCGCGCCCACGCCGGGCCGTACCATCGCCTGATAGAGATTGGACCCAGGCCGAATCCCTTTCGTGATGCCACGCACCGCGCCGATCATCTCTTCCGCGCCCGCGTTCGCCGCGCGATAGCCCGCCGCGCCGGCCTTCGTCGTGATCTGCCCGATGGAGTCGTTCAGGCTCTCCGCCATGTCCTGGAGCGCTTGGGCCTGCACACTGACGTTCGGTTTGCCCTGGCCCATCTTCTGCGCAAGGTAGAGCGATTTCGATTGCGTCTGGAGGCTCGTTTTTAGCGCGTCAGCTTCCATCGGCGTCAGGGCGGCGGCACGACCGGAGACGGCTTTGCGTTCGATCGCGGCCAGCACCTTCAGCCCGCCTTCGATGTCCTCGCTGTTGATGACCTTCGTCAGGGTCTTCTGCAGGCCGTCGGTCGCCGCGGTGATCGGCACCGTCGCACCGGTCGCATGCGCCGCCTGGAGCGCCGCGTTCGCTTCGGTCTTCGCCGCGCGGAGCATCCCGCGCGCCTGCTGCAGGCCCCCTTTCGTCACGGTGAGCGCGTGCTCAATCATCGTGTTCGAGAGGTTGGGAAATTCGCGCGAGAGCCGGTCCGTGAGATTCAGCGCCCGATTCATCAGATAGGGCGCGGCTTTTGAGGCCCCCGCCACCAACCCTTCGCCAACCGCCTGGCCACCTCCCGCAATGGCCCCCTGCATCGCGGCCTGCTTCGCCCCTTCGGTGGCGCCTTCCTGGAAGCCCTGCACCGTCGCGCCGCGCGTGTCGGCATCCATCAGGTTGTGCGCCACGTCCGCCACAGCCCCGGGCAGCTCCGCGCCGTGCTTCACGATCTGGCGATAGCCTTCTCCCGCCGCGCCGCCGATCGCCGCCGTCGCCACGCGCACCCCGGGCACCTTGCCGACCATGCCGCCGATCAGGCCACCGACCGCTGGGAGGGCATCGGCCGCGGTATCGGTCCAGGTGCGCGGCTTCTCGGCAGATGCGGCTGGTGCTGTCGCGGCCGGTGTCTCGCCGCCCGCCTCCCGCGCCAGCGCCGCGTAATCAGGCGCGCTGGCTGCCGCGCTGCCGTAGCGCTTGGCTTGGTCCTCGTGGAGTTGCTTGGCGTACGTCGTCGCGTGCTCCGGCGTGTCAAACATGCCCAGGTGTTTGCCGGTCTGCTGGAAGGTCTTGATCGCCTCGTCGTTCGACAGGATCCGGCCATCGTCGCTCACCGTCGGGATGAGGATTTCGCGGCCGTCCATATTGACACCGATGGAGCGCACCGTGCTGATCGTGCCGTCCGGATTCTTCACGACGGGTCGCGCGTCCAGATCGATGTTGCCGGCCGTGATCAGCCCACCGTTGTTGACAGGTGTCCCTCCGTGCTGCGCCGCGAGCTTCGCATAATCAATTTGCGGCATTACGGGATCCCCGCGCGCTTCTTGAACACGTCCGCCTGGGCCTGATTCGCGAACGTGAACGACTGCCCGTCCGGCGTCTTCACGGTGACGCTGCCGCCACCCGTCCCACCACCTGGCGGCGGCGCGCCGCTACCGCCGCCCGGGGCCTTCGTTCCCGCGCGTGGCTCCCCGTAATACTCGTCGTAGGCTTTTCCAGACGAGAACGCGAGCCCATCCAGCACGGTCTGCCGCGCCTTCCGCTTCTGCTCGAGGATTTTTTGACCATCCCCGGGCTGCGCGAAGTAGGTCTTGGAGTCGTTCTCGTATTCCGCGGGTGGAATCGCCGCACCGGATTCTTTCCGGAGCCGAGCTTCCGTGAATGCGCGCTGCGCCTGCCGATAAGATTGGTTCTCCTGTAACTGCGCAAAGTTCGGCGCCATCTGCAGCCGCCCTTGCCCCACCAGCCCCATCTTGGCGATCGTCGGTTCGAGCGGTTCGATCGTGGTATCGGCCTCTTTCGCGCGGTTGTAGAACGCGAGCGTCTGACGCTCAATGCCGGTCGCCGTCCGTTCGCGCACATTGGAGGGAGAATCACCGGGACGGTATTCCGCTTCGGACACGCGGACGGGCTGTCCGTCACGCACGACCCAGAACTTGGCGCCTTCCGACGCGGGCGCGCGACCCGCCGAGTCGTACTGCGCTTTCGCCGCACGAATCTGCCCCGCGGAGAGTTTCGCGGGCTCGAGTCTCCGATCCGCCGCAAACCGGAGCACGTAGTCCTCGAATCCGCCGACCGCGGGCGCTTTCTCGGCCTTTGGCGACGCGGTCGCGATCGGCTGATTCGTGGCGCCGCTGATGCGCTGGTCCCCGAGCGTGTAATCGGCTGGCGCCTTGTCGAGCGCCACCTGCTCGGCCGGCTTCAGCGCCGCACGCAGCGCATTGTCGATAAAACTCGGCTCGTACTGCTCCGGCGCGTCTTCCGGTTTCAGCGTGCCGTCCTGAATGAGATGTCCACGAGCGCCGGCATACGCACCAGCCCGGAGCGGTTCTGGAAAGGCTTTGATGGCCCCGAGCACGGACGCAATCCGGCTGCGCGTCGCGTCCTGATTCGCGCCGGTGGCAGTTTTTAGGGCTTCGAAGCCGGTGAAAATCTTCGTGGCGTCTTCGGGGCCGATGAGGCCGGCGAGTTCATCGGGCCTCGGCGGCAACGGCTGGCCGGTCGTCGGATCAGTACGGGCGAACAGGGCCTTGACCTGCATGGCCGTCTCTTCGGCTGCGGCCTTGGCGGCTGTCTCCTGCTGCGTCTTCTCCGTTGAGGCACGACGCTGCTCAGCAAGCGCGTGCGCGGAGTCCCGTTCCGCCTTCAGCCGGGTAATTTCTCCCAATCGCTCAAAGGGCGCGTTGAACTTCGGTGCTTGAATCTGCGCGTAGATCGAGGAGTCGATCGGCATCAGCGCACCACCGCAAAAATCTGGTCAGACGGCGGCTTGAACGGCTTGTCGCGTGGCCCCTTCGGGTAGGCGACGATCCATTTCAACTGCCGCGTTTTGGTCTTCGGGTAGTACTGGTGAGTCCAATGCCCGCGCACGATCCACCAGCACTGCCAGTCCACCTGCTGGTGCGTAATAGGATCGCGCGGCTCAGACTTGCGCAACATGATCACGTCGACGGCGTCTGGCTCAACGCCCGCTTTCATTAATCGCTTTCTCGCATGGCGTTCCAGCGGCTCACGACGCGGCACGATGATCCGTCCGCGGATCCACGCGAAGGCGGCAAGGACAAACTGCAGCCCCCACGGCCCGTCTGCGAGTCCTTCCAAGTTCAGTGAGCCGAAGGTCTCATCCACGCCTAGCGAGAGCGGACCGTGCCAAGTTGGAGCGCCGTCACCAAACCAAACCGTCGAAATATCAAATACGCCCAGGCCGTTAGCCCGCTGCCAATAGTGCCAATGGAGAGCCCTGTAACCGGGCAACCCTTCAAACCAGAACCAGCCGCTATCACATGGTGCATCCTCACGCGATAGCGTGGACTTGAGAGGAATCGATCGAGCCGCCGAAGCCACGGCTAAGAAAATATCCTTAGACCAATAAAACACGCGAGCGCCGACAAGGCTGTCGCGCGTGAGAATATCCTCCGCTGGCACCGCAGCCAGCGCCGCGTGCTTCGCTTCGACGGCTTCGTGGTAGCGCTGCATCACTGAGCCCGCCAGTACGCGTAATCTGTCGCGTTGTTGCCGATCGTCCCGAGCGCGCCGTTCCACGCATTCGCACCAGCGATCCCCGCGGCACCATTCGCGTTACCTTGATTTGTATAGAGGGTGCTCGCATTGTTCGCGTAGGCATTGGCGGAATCCTGCCCGAGATTTGCCAGCGCCATGTTCTGCGCAAAGTTGGAATCGTTGTTGTACTGGTAGACGCCCTGATTCGCGTTGAACGTCTGCAGCCCTTGATTGAAGTTCTGCCCGCTCTGCGCCAAGCCGAGCTGCCCCTGCGAGACGCCCAGGTTCCCCATCCCGAGCGCGTACTGATTCGCTTGCCCTTGTTGCGTCGTGGCGTTCTGCGCGTAGCCGAGGCCGAGCTGCCCCGCGGCGATGTTCGCCTGATTGTTCAAGCCCCCCTGCCCGAGCTGCGCGTTGGTATTTCCCTGCCAGGCGTTCTGTGCGTTCGCGTTATTGCCCTGCTCCACCGCAAATTGATTCGCGAAGTTGTTTTGCGCCGCGCTCGCCTGCTGGCCCGCGTTGAACTGCGCATTCTGCTGCGCGAGGGGCTGATAGGCGTTGTACGCCGCGAGCTGGTTGCTGATGTTCCCCTGCTGCGTGTTGAAGTTCATCCCGGCGTTGAACTGCCCGGCGTTCAGATTCGCGGACTGATTCGCCAGCGCGGCCTGCTGGCCCTGTCCGCTGTTGAACGTATCCGCCGACAGGGCATTCCCGACGTTCGCCAGATTCGCCTGCTGATTCTGCGACGCGTTGAACTGCTGATTCTGCTGGCCGGACTGCGAGTTGAACTGATTCGCGCTCAGGTTCGCGCTCTGGTTCGCCAGCTGCGCTTGCTGCTGATACTGATTCGTCAAGCCGTAGGCGGTCGCGTTCGCCTGGTTGTTCTGGCCGGTCGTGTTCGCCGTGTTCGTGATGTTCGCCTGCGCGGTTTGCTGCGCGCGCTGGTTCGCCGCGGCATACTCCTGAGAGGCCGACTCGCCCGCATAGTCCTGGAGGCCCTTGAGCGTCCCACCGGTATGGAGCAGCCCTTTCGCCGCGGCCGACGACTGCAGCGCGCCGAGGCCCTGTTTCAGGCGGAAGTTGTACGACGGATCGGCCTGGAGCTCCGCTTCGGTCAGGTTGTGCAGCGGATCCGGATTCGCGAGCTGCGCGGCGGTCAAGGCTTGCGGGCCGGTGACCTGATCGGCACTCACGCGTTCCGGGCCCGCCGCGGTCTGGCCGGTGACGGTCCCCGCGGTGACTTGTCGCCCCGGACCGACTTGATCGGCGGTGACGTTGGCGGGCTGCGACAGCTGCGCGAGACTGAGCGGCGCGGGGCCGGCGACGTTCTGCGGCGTGTAGGGCGTCGCGGCGGTCAGGGGCGTGCTCGTGTATTTCGTCCCGTCCCAGCCTCCTGGCGCGCCGATGCCTCCCCCGCCGCCGGCGCCACCCCCGCCCGGGGCCCCGCCCGTCATCGCCCGCATGTCGTCGCCCATGTTCGTGGGTGCGCCCTGCGTGGGCGCCGCGCCGCCACCGACGCCCCCCCACCCCGCCGACATCACGCCATTACCCGCCGCAGAGCCGCGCGCGTTGATCCCCATGTCGATCGACTCGCCGAACGGGGTCATCACGGTCCCGTTGCCGCTCTGGATCGTGCCGCCGTTGGCTTGGATGAACTTGTTCATGTCCTCCATGGACTGCGCGCCGCTGGCTTGCCACGCGTCCCGGTACTGTTCCCGGTTCATGCCGTTGATCGTGCCGTCGTGGCCGACCTGTTGATTGGGATTGAACGCGGGCGCCTGCTGTGTCTGTGCGCCGAGCTGCTGCCCGGCTTGAGCGACGGCCTGCGCCAGCGTGCCCATGCCAGCACCGCCCGTGACGCCACCTTGTTCCATGGCGCCCGAGTAGCCGTCGATCCCCTGTTCGTCAAACCAGCTCATCCGATTCGCCTCGCTCCTCGCTGAATGAACTGCTGCGCCATCGCCTCAGGAACCTGTGACATCGACCCGTCAGGAGCCTGCAGCTTCACCATCCCACCGCCCTGCTGCCCTTGCGGCGGACCCTGTGGCGGAGGCATCTGCTGCTGTGGCCCCATCGGCATCTGCCCCTGTGGGGGCTGTCCGAGACTGCTCAGTGTGCCCTGTGGCGGTCCCTGTTGTGGCGGCGGCTGTGGGTTGAACGCCTGAAAACCATTCGATCCCCCCGGGCCACCGAACTGTTGCGTGTAGGGTTTTCCCATCGCCTGCCCAGAGGCGAGCCGTGCGGCCGCTTGCTGCCCCACCTGCAGATAGGGCGCGTTCTGCTCCTGCTGGACCGCCAAGGCTTGATTGGTCGCGGCCTGCTGCTGCTCACGCGCCTTGTTGGCGGCGTTGCTCTGGATCTTCGCGCCCGCGACCGCGGTGCCCCCGGCGACGGCCGAGCCGATCAACATCGCCGCGCCCACGCCTATTGGCATGCTAGACCGTGCCTTTCGCGCCAAACAATTGCTAAAATAGCTGGATGCATGTTGATTCTCGCGAGTGGCGATCCGTCACAATACCGGGCTTCGAACCGTTCTATGAGGTATCGAACGACGGTTTCGTTCGAAGCCTGCATACAGGCCCGAGGGGCGGGCGCATTCTGGCGAGGGGCCTTTCGAAGAAAGGCTATCGAACGACCCAACTCTGCATCCCGCCGCTGCACCGAAACCGAACATTCCCTATTCACATGCTCGTCGCTGGCGCCTTCCTCGGACTGCGTCCAAGCGGCCACGAGATCAATCACAAGAGCGGCGACAAGTTGGACAACAGCGCGAGCAACTTGGAATACGTCACGCAGGCCGCGAACATGGCGCATGCCGTTCGAACCGGTTTGCATACAAAGGGCGTGAATCACGCCAAAGCGAAACTGACGGAAGCTGAGGTGCGGGAGATATTCTTCGGCGCCGAAAATCATACGATCACCGCGCGCCATTACGGCGTATGCGCACAGAACGTGCGAGCGATTCGGCGTCGCGAGATATGGAAACACCTAAATCTCCACCACGAAATGCGCCCCCTGGAGCGGAGTCCCTCCGATTCGACGGATTAGATCCTCCACGTCAGGAGTAATAGCTGCTGTGACGACGCGACGGATACCGCGCGCCTTCAGTTGCTCCGTCATTCCAGCCAAGAGGTGCCGAGCCACGCGGCCTGTCTTCTGATGCTCAGGCGCGATAAAAATACCCTCCAGATGCGTGACAGGAAATGCCGACCAGCCTCCGACGATGACCCCGTTGGCGTCTTCCACCACGATCACATCCGCATCGAGCGGCAACGCCTCGATGAGCGGCTCGAGATACGTCCCAACGAGCCGCGGGTATTCGTCCCGAGCCAGGATGCGGCGCGTCATACGACGATCCGCAGTTCCCCGGCGACGGCGCGATCGAATCGCGCAGCGAGCTCGGGATTTCCAGGCCAGACGTCAGCGCCGTTAGCTTGAGTGGCTCCGACGATATGCAGCCCGCGTTCGGCTAATCGCCGCATCGCGGCATATTTCGACTGCGCGTAAAGGAGTAGATAGCCCTCTCTCGGCGACCCATCACCACTCACGTCCACTCGCCAGCAAATATCGCCGTTGGTCATACAACCACTCGCAATTCCCCGGTCACGGTCTGATAGACCTGCCCGATCACGAGGCCCCCGGCCAGCGCCGCCGCGTTGGTCGCAAAGACACCATGACTCTGCACGGCATTGAGCGCCTCTTGAATCGTCTGGAACCAGCGATCCCAATCGGGATTGATGAGGCGCTCCTTCTCGATGACGACCGTGCGGCGCGGGACGGGGGCAATGCCCGCCATCAGCTCGTCCCCACGGTCAGCTCAATTTCCGCATCACTCACGCGAAACGGCACCGGGTCGGTAAAGATGAATTGGTCGACGTAGTTGCGCGCCTGGCCGCAGGGTTGCCACACGACGCGCGTGTTGTATTCACCGAGTTTCCCGGCGGAGGTCCACTTCTCGGGCCCCCACGTCTTCCCACCGTCGCGGGACGTGCGGCGCATGACTTGCGGATCGAACCCTGGGGTCGCACTCGTCACGCTGAGGCCAATGCCCACGTCCATAACGAGCTGCACGCTACGCACGATCAGCCGAGCCTGGCCCTGACTGAGGCGCGGGGGTTGCCGCATGCGACGGATCGCGGCGTCATCCACATCGGTAAACAAGTCGAGCCCTTGCCGGTAGAGCGTGCCCGTCGCGCGGTCCCCAACGACGTGCTGATCGAACATCATCGCGTGCGTGAAGACCCGGAGCGCTTCGTACGTGCTCGTCGTCGTGTCCCAGTAGCCGCGCTTCCCCCAGGCGCCCTCGGTCACGTCATAGGTCCACGTCACGTCTTCGGTCGGAAACGACAGCACATAGAACGTGTGGCCGTCTTCCTGATAGCCGAAGGACACGGCATCCGACACGACGGCGTAGCGGGTGATCGCCTGCTCGATCGCGTGCGTGCTCACCCGCTGCCCCGTATAGCCTTGGGACATCAGCACCATCCGCGTCCCTTGCGCATTCGAGGACAACCAGACGAGGGGCGCCACGTCCCGATTGGCACTGAACGGCGCCGCAATCCCCTGCTCGAGAAAGGCGCCCTGAATCGGCGCGAACGGAAACGGAAAGCTGCCCGCGTTGTACCAAACCTCCGAGGTCTGCCCGCCCTGCAGCCAGATTTCCCGATGGAGCACGGTCATCGCGATCCACGGATCCGCGCCGGCCGTGCGTTGGGCAATCTGCGTCGGATCCCAGACCAACCCATTTAGGAGATCCGAGCACCGCATGGTGGCCGTAGCGGGATCGAGCGACAGAAAGTAACCATCGAGAAACGCGCCCATCCCGGCGCCGGATGGTAGGACCACGGTCAAGACGTTCGTCGCGAGTGTGAGGATGTACCCGACGTCCCCGCTCGTAATGAACAGCTCGCCCCCGTTGGGCCCGTTCCAACAGAGCGTCGCGGGATTTACATCGGACGCCACGGTGCCGCGCGCGGTCACGCTCCACACGCCGCCGCTAAAAAACGCTTCATAGAGCCGGAAGCCCGCGACAAAGAAGCCCCGTCCATTCACCGCGCCGATTTCGCCGCGGATCGGGCCTTCCGGCACGCTGAGGAGCTCGGCAAAGCCCGGCGTGGGCAGCAGACAGTACGGCGACGGCGCGTTGGGTGTCTCGTTCTTTTCGATGTAGAGGTTGATCAGCTCTTCGGCGTCGGCCATATACGAGGCTGACTGATACGCCGGGCCGACCAGTCCTGGGTACTTCATGCTTACCGCTGATAAAGCGCGACCATGAGCGTTGCCGCGGTGCCGGTCAGGTTCACGCGGATCGCCGCAATGGGCAGGATCGTCCCGGCCACCACCGTAAACTGCACGGCGGCGCCGTTCTGCATGACCGCGGTGATCGTGCCCGCCGTCCCGCACCAGATCGCATCACATGGGAGTACCGTCTCCCCCGTGCTGGACATGGCCACGACGAAGGGCACCGTATCGCTGGGCACCACCGGCACCCAGACGTTGTAGCGGGCAACATTGCCGTTCATTTATCGGCTCCCTCCGGAGTCACTGAGCACGTTGTAGGTGCTCGCATTGGTGCGGTGCGTCACCGCCGGATCGAGCCCGAGGATCCCCGGCTTCACATTCGGGCGCTTCATCGTCGCGAACGACTCATCCGCCATCGTCTTGAGCGTCGGCGGTGGTGCAACCCCGAACGGACTGCACAGCCGGAGCGCGAGCTGATACAGGAAGGCCTCCGCGTAGCCCGACGGCCCGGTGATGAGGTCCGTCAAGGCCAACGGAATCCCGATGGCTTGCGGGCTGTAGATCACGAGGGCCACGGTCTGCGTCACCTGCGGCCAGACAAAGAGCGAGCCTAACGCCGTGCTCATCGAGGTCTGGTAAAAACACAGTGTCGGCAGCGCTGAGGGCAGGCTTTTGATGCTGATCGCCGCGTAGGCGTCCTCGTCACAGATCCCCAGCGGCACCTCCACCGCGGGACTCGAGCCGGGGATCACATACGTAACGGCGTTGAGCGAGACGGGCCGGGCCATGGTCACATCCGCCCCCACCAGGCCCAGCGTTAGCGTGCTCGTGCTGGGGGGGAGCGTGGCCGGCGTCCGCGCCTGGACCGCGAGCGTGAGCCGATCCGCCGCCCACGCATCCAGCTGCATTTGAAACCGCCGGAGCACGATCGCGCCCTGCGCCGGGCTCATCGTGTCCCCGGGTTCCAGCACGCCGATTTCCATCAGCGCATCGGTCCCGATGGCCCGCACCGTACTCGCCGGCATTTACCCCTCCCCGTGAGGCGTCGCCCTCACGCGGACCGTTTCCGTTTCGCAGGCGGGCTGTCGACGCCCGCGAGTAACGCCTCCAAGTCCTCAGGCGCCAACGCCGAGAGCTTGCTGCGGAGCGCGGTCATCCGATCCTGATTCTGGGCGTCGATCATCAGGGCGCGATCCTCGGGGGAGAGGGCCTCGAGCGCCGCGCGCATCGCCTCCATCGGATCGGGCGCGACCGCATTGGCCGGCGCGACCGTCAGATACCCCTCCGCGACCCGCGCGGTGTGCTCCCGCGCGTCGGTCACGGTGATTTCCTCGCCGTTCGTGTGCCAGAGCAGCCGGGGATATTGCGACGTTTTGGAGAAGTCTTCTCCGGTCCGCGGCGTTTCCGCCGACATGAAGAAGGTCGGCCGCGGGTCATCCTTCGTCGGGAGCAAGCGGAGATCGTTGAGTTGCCGCGGCTTGATCGGGGACCGCCCGGTCACCTCCGTCGTGAGGCCGAGCTGCGCCCGCAGCGCGGCAAGTTCTGATTCCGTGAGACGCGCGAGATCCATAGCGATCCTTTCCTATGTGACCGGCGCGACGTTGATGGCCAGGACGTACCACGTGCCCGTCACCGCGCCGGCGGTGGTGATGGCGACGAGGCTGATACTCGCCCCGACAAAGGCCCCGAAGGTGATCGTGCTCTTCGCGCCGCCGGTCACCCCGTTGTTGATCAAGCCCGTCGCCGTGACGACGTGCGCGAAGGCGGAGCCGGAGACGATCCGGAGCTCGGTGCCTTCCTGCGCCGCGCTCGGGGCCGCGAGCGTAAACGCGCCGATCGACCCTTTCGTCAGTTTCACGATGCCGGTCGTAATGGGAAGCGCCCCATCGACCGCCTGGATGGTGACGGGCTGCAACTGACCCGGCATCGTGATGACGCCGGTCAGGGTGTAATCCGCGCCCGGGAGAAACGCGCCGCCTGCGGAAGCTGGCATAGGTACTCACTCCTTCGCGAAAACGGGGCCGCACCCCTCAACGGATGCGGCCCGTGACCACTACGCGACGACGACCCCGGTGCTGCCCGCAATGGCCCAGACGCCGTAATTCGCCTTCAGATCCAGCCGGCCGCCGAGGGCCGCCACAAACGTGGCGACATCGGACGAGGCGGGATTGCCAGTCAGCGTCAGGACGTGCGCCTGCGCGGTCGCATTGAGAATCGTGAGCGTGTTGAACTGATCCGCCGCCGGGAGCGCGAGCGTATAGGCGCCCGCCCCGGCCGCGGTCAGGAAGATGAGCGTATCGACCACGGGGATCGTGCCCGCGCCGCCGGGCCCGGTAATCGCGCCCGTAAAGAACGAGAGCGAATCCGGGCCGCCGACGCCGACAAAATCACTCGGCACGCCGAAGACGACCGGCGCGCCGACGGCATGGGGGCCGCCGGTGCTGTCGGTGTAGCCCGGCACGATGCCGAGCGTCGGGCTGTTCCGCACGTCCGTGATGCGGAAACATTCCCCGTCGACGTAGCCGATCATTTTCGTGGTCGCGCCGGTGGCGGCGGTGAGCGAGAGGGCTTTCGCCGCCTCGCCGGTGGTGACGGTATGCGCGCGTGCGAGCGTCGTTGCTACCAAAGCCATGATGGTGTCTCCTCAGTTCTGCAAGCGGTTGCGGGTTAGCCGGCGACCACGACGCCGAGCTCTTGACGGAGCACCGCCGTGCCATAGAGCACATCGATGCGCTGAATCCACTGGTCGCTCGTCGCCACGTAGTCCCGAATGACCCGGATCGACTTGCCGCTCTTGCGAGACGCCGCCCGGTACGCCTTGTCCGTGCCCCCCGGCAGCGGCATGTCAACCATCGCGATCGTGCCGAAGTCGTGATGCACCGCGAGGTTCTGCGGCGACTGCTTGCCGACGATTGTCGCGAAGGACGCCGCGGGCGTGTCCCACACGAAGACCGGCGTGCTGATGGCGGGCAGGTTCGTCACATTCTGCAGCTGCGAGCCAGGCCCGATGATGGCCGGGCCGATCGGGATGACCATCGTGCCGGTCGTGTCACTCGTGGTCGCGGTCACCACAAAGTGCATCGTCTGGCCGGTGGACGAGAACGACTGCGGATTGATCCCGTTGACCGGGGTCGTTGTCGAGACGAAGCTGATCTTGTCGCCCGCGTTGAGCGTCGACACGCCCGATTGCCAGCCGGTCGTGGTGATGGTGGACGCCCCGGAGGCCGGGACCGCGCTCACAATCGGGGTCGAGACGCCGAGCGCCCCGACGGTCTGGACATAGATGTTCTGATCCATGTACCAGTCGGAACCGATGGTGTTCGACTGCACCATGGAGCCCGAGTTGTACTGGGACGAGATCGCCTTCGTCGCGTTGAACAGCCCTTTCAGGTTGTCCATGAGTGTGAAGTCCGCGATCGGATTCAGGAACATGCAGCGGTCCTCGGGTGGGGCCGCCATGTTGTCCAGCTTCACCTTGGCGAGCCCGTAGGTCGTCAGGGACGAGGGCGTGACGCCGGGGACGCCGACGAACTCGTTGAGGCCTTGCGCGAGGTTGCACACGTCCTGGTCGATCAGGTTCGACAGCCGCGCGATCTGGGGACTCAGCACGCGCTTGCGGTAGTTGTCGATGTCCAGCATGAGTTGCTGGGAGCTGACCTGGGTGTCCACGCCGCGCTGGAACGACAGCGTGAGGGGGACTTCCGTCTCGGTGATCGCTTCGATCTGGACCGCCTGTCCAAGTCGGCCGATGTAGCGGGGCGGTTTACGGATGCGGAGCGTCTGGCCGAGCACGGCGCCGCCAAACTCGAAATCGTCCGAGTATTCGGCGTTCAGGTTGATGAGGACGCTGTTCGTGTTCTCGAGCACGTCCAGCGCTTCGTACGTGATGATGTCGTTGGTCAGGAGCGTATTGGCCACGGGGCACCTGCTTTGTCTACGGCACCCTCCCGGCTACAAGGGGTGTCGTCGCGGTCAGCGGGTGCCCGTAGCGTCCTCGAGGCCGGAGAGGCGAGGACGACGGGCAGAATTCCGAAGTCGAATTACGTGTAGCGTCCTTTCACGCCGCGCTCTTGCGCGCGGCGCTGTCGATACCCGGATTTGTCGAAGTCAAAGCCTTTCCCTGCCAGTTCAGTCGCCGGCGTGACGGTCGTGCGGCTCCCCGTGCCCACGGGCTGCATGGGGGCCGGCGCGGTGAACGTCGGCGCGGTGTGACTGGTGCCGTTCGACGCCGGCACCAGCTTCGCGAGCTCGATCCCGAATTCAATCGGCCCCACCGTCGCCAACCGTTGTGCCAACGCGGCATCTTTGCCGATCGCGTACTGCAGATGCTCGGACTGCGGATGGTGGATGATCGCTTCCAGGCGGTCCCCACTCATCGGCACCTGAGCGCCGGGGCCGTTTAGGGCGTGCACGTTGAAATCGGCATACGTCTCGCGGCCTTTGGCGCGCGTCTTCTCGATGGTGTCGTTGAACGTGCGCTGATAGCGGTCCCGCTCGAGGGCCTGCTGAATGCGCCCGTCGAAGCTTTGCGCCTGCTGTTCATGGACCCAGAGCGCTTGATCGCGGGTGAACTGTTCGTACGTCTCGTATTTGGTGCCGACCTCGTTGACATCGGGCTCGGGGCGCGTATACACGGGCGCCACAGGGCGCTCCGGTTCCCGCGGTGGCTGCTGGGGCTGCGAGAGCCGCGCTTTCAACTCGTCCCGTTCGCGGGCAATGGCTTCGCGCTCGGCCTTCGCGGTGGCGGCTTCGGCGCGCGCCTCTTCCCGTTCGCGCGTCAGATCCGTGAAGCGTTGCCGCCCGCGGGACTCCTTGACCGGTTCGGTGGCCGTCGGCGTGGCGGGCGTGGCCTCCGTCGCCGGGGCCGTCTCGGGCTCGGGGGCATGGCGGTCCATGACCTCCTGCAGCGCTTCGCTCGTCGCGCCCGAGTCCGCCGCACCGGACAACACGCGTCCATCCTGTTCGGCAGACACGTGTGTCGAGGTTTCAACCGGCATGG